CCGGCCTCGGGGATCTCGGCCCCGGCGGGGTGGCTTTCGGAGATCGGCTGGGGCGGGCAGAGCCGGGTGAAGTCGCTGCCGCGGGTCTCGCCGGGTGCGGCGCAGAAACATGCGACGGTGTTCAGCTGCTGCAACGTGATCGCGGGCGATCTGAGCAAGGTGCCGCTGAAGCTCTATCAGCGGGGTGCGAACGGGCAGGAACAGCGGGTGCGCGATCATCCGGCGGCCTATCTGCTCAATGTCGAGAGCGCGCCGGGCATTCCGGCGATCGTGATGCGCTTTGCGCTCGCCTATGTGTTCGCGCTGCGCGGCAATGCTTATGCCTATGCGCCGCGCGATGGTGGCGGTGATCTCGTGCTGGTCGAGACGCTTCTGCCCGATGCGGTCTCGGTGCTGAAGGCCGGGCGGGCGCGGTTTTACGATATCGAGGATGGGGCCGGGGTGCTGCGCCGGGTGCCTGCGCGGGCGATGGTGCATCTGCGCTATATGGCGCTCGATGGCTGGACCGGGCGCTCACCGATCGAGGTTGCGGCCGAGAGCGTGGGGATCGCGCTTGCCGGGCAGGAGGCGGCGGCGCGCAATGCTTCGGGCACCTTTCTCAAGGCCTATGTCAGGATGGAGGACGTCTATGACGATGACGAGGCCTATTACCGCAACCAGCGCCGGTTGCGCGCGACGCTCGACGATCCCGAGGGGAAGGGCATTCCGATTCTGGGCGGGAGCGACGAGATCAAGAGCCTCGATGTCAGTGCGGCCGATCAGCAGCTTCTGGAAACGCGCCGCTTTGACCGCGAACAGATCGCCTCGATCTACCGGGTGCCGCCGACAAAACTGCAGATCCTCGAATATGGGGTGAAGGCGAACTCCGAGCAGGCGGCGACGGATTATCTGACCGATTGCCTGCTGCATTGGGGCGGGCTTCTGGAGCAGCAATATGCGCTCTCGCTGCTCACCGATCGGGAGCGGCGGGCGGGGTTCTTCTTCCGCCATGACTTCGACACGTTGCTGCGGCCGACAACGAAGGAACGCTATGACGCGCTGAAGGCGGCGATTGGCGGGCCGTTCATGACGCCCGACGAGGGGCGGATCAAGGAGGGGCTTGCGCCGATCGCGGGCGGGGATCGGCTCTATCCGCCCTCGAACATGACGCGCGACACCAAAGGAGAGAGCGATGCGCAGTGAGATCGGGGCGATGCTGGCGGGGGCGCCGGTGGCGATTGCGGCGGAGTTTGCGCGCGACATGCTCGCGCGGGAAGTGCCCGAGGCGGCATCCCCCGAAGCGGCAGCGCGCGGGGCCGAAGCGGCACTTGGGGCCGAGCGCTTCACGGTGCAGCGCGGGCTCGCGGTGGTGCCGGTGCGCGGGATCCTGACACCGAACAGTGCGGTTTTGGAGGCGTGGTTTGGCTGGTCCACCTACTTCGGGCTGGCCGAGACGATGGCCGAGCTTGCCGAGCGGGCCGATGTGGCGGCGATCGTGCTCGATCTCGACAGTCCGGGCGGGCTGGTGCTTGGCTGCGAGGATGCGGCGCAGGCGGTGGCCGCGGCGGGGGCGCGCAAGCCCGTCCATGCGATTGCCGCGCCGATGGCGGCCTCGGCGGCCTATTGGCTGGCCTCACAGGCCAGCTCCATCGCGCTCACGCCGGGCGGTGTGGTGGGCTCGATCGGGGTGGCGCTTGAGGCCACGAGCGTGGTCGGGCCGGATGCGCGGGGCGAGCAGGCCTATCGGCTGACGTCAAGCCATGCGCGCGCCAAGCGCCCCGATCCGGGGACCGAGGCGGGGATGGCGGAGCTCCTGCGCGCGCTCGACGAGATCGAGGCGGCGTTCCACGCGGCGGTGGCGCGCGGGCGGAACATTCCGCCGGGCGATCTTGCCGCGCGGCTTTCGGTGAGCGGCGATCCTTGCGATGGCGGGGCGTGCTTCCGGGGCGCGGAGGCGGTGGCGCGGGGGCTGGCCGATACGATCGAGACGCGGGCGGCCTTTTATGCGCGGATGATCTCGGCCCATGGGGCGGCGGCGCGCCCGGCCCCTTCGGCGCGCTTTGGCGCCATCGCGGCGGCAGCACTGGCCCGCGCCGCGCTCTGAAACTCTTCATCTTCCTGCCGGTCGCGGCAGGTCCACACCGCCGCCTTCGGGCGGCTTTTTGCACTGGGGTACACCATGACCAAACTTGACGATCTGCGCCGCGACCGGAAGGCCGCCGCGAGCGCGCTTTCTGCCGCGGCCGATGCGATCGAGCAGATCGAGGCGGCGGGCGCGGGGGCAGAGGCGCCCGAGCATGTCGCGGCGCTTGCGGCCTTTGAGACCGCGAAAGCGGCCTTTGACGGGCTTGATGCCAAGGTGAAGCGCGCCGAGACCGCGGAGGCGGCGCTGGCGGCGGCGGCCGTGGGCGATGAGGGTGCGGGGGCGGGCACCTTGCCGCGCGCGGCGGCGCAGCCGCAGGATCCGGCGCAGCAGGGCGTCGAGGTCGGCTTTGTCGTGCATGCTCTGGCGCGGGCGCGGGGGGATCGCGACAAGGCGGCGGCCTATCTGGAGGGGGAGGGGCATTCGGGGATCTCGGCGGCGCTCTCGGGGGCCACCGAGGCGGCGGGGGGCGTGACGATCCCGCGCCCGATGGCCGAGGGGCTGATCGAGCTTTTGCGCGCCCGCGTGGTGGTGCGCGCGGCGGGGGCGCGGACCTTCCCGATGCCCGCGGGGCAGATCCGCCACGCCAGGCAGCTCGCCGCGGCGACGGCGACCTATCAGGGTGAGAATGCCGCGATCGCGCCGAGCGAGCCGAGCTTTGACAAGCTCGATCAGAGCTTCAAGAAGCTGACCGGGCTTGTGCCGATCGGCAATTCGCTTTTGCGTCACTCGGGGCTCGCGATGGCGCAGATGGTGCGCGACGATCTTTTGAAGGTGATGGCGCTGCGCGAGGATCTGGCCTTCATCCGGGGCGATGGGTCGGCGAATACGCCGACCGGCATTCGCAACTGGATTGCGGCGGGGAACTGGCTCGCGGCGCAGGATGCGGGCATCGCGGCGAGTGCGGTCGCGGCAGATCTGGCGCTGCGCAAGGCGGTCTCGGTGGTCGAGGATGCGAATGTGGCGCTGACGAAGCCGGGCTGGATCATGCGCGCCTCGACGAAGAACTGGCTCGCCTCGTTGCGCGATGCGAATGGCAATATCCTTTACCCCTCGATCGATGCGAGCGGGCAGCTCAAGGGGGCGCCGATCCATGTCACCTCGCAGATCCCGAACAGCCTCGGCTCTGAGGGCGACGAGACCGAGGTTTACTTCGGCGAGTTCTCGGAGGCGATGATTGGGGACAGCCTGGAGCTCACGATCTCGATGTCGACCGAGGCGGGATACAGTGACGGCGCCAATTTTGTCTCGGCTTTCCAGAACGATCTGACGCTGATGCGCACGATCTCGGAGCATGACTTCGCGCTCGAACATGACGTTGCCTTCTCGGGCTTCAACGCCGCGGGCTGGTCGCTCTGATCCGCTTCTCGCCGGTGCGGGGGCTCCTTGCACCGGCTGATCCTCCTTTTGAAAGGCATCCCCATGGCAAAAATCGCCCTCCGCTTCACCCGCCCGCATGGGCCGTTCAACACCGGCGAGGTGGCGGCGCTCGAAGAGAGCGCGGCGCGCGCCCTGCTTGCGCGCGGCGCAGCGGAAAAACATTCCCGCCAGCCGAAGGCGGCGCTGGCGGTCGCGGCTGCGACCGATCCCGCCTTGAAGGATGCGCTTGCCGCGCTGGAAAAGGCGCAGGCGGATCTCGATCACCGGGCCGATGAGCTCGATGCGCGCGAGGCCGAACTTCTGGCGCGCGAAGCCGAGGTGGCGCAGCGCGAAGCGGACCAGGAGGAAGACTGGTCGCCGATCGAGATGCCGGAAGAGGAGGCTGACGACGAGAAGGGCGAAGGGACGGGCGCGGCGGGCGCCGAAGACACCGGTCTGCCCAAGCAGGGCAAGTAACGGGCCATGCGTGTGCTGAGCCCGCCCGAGGGGCTGCCGGTTACCGTGGCGCAGTTCGCCCGGCAGCGCCACATTGACGAGGCTGACGAGGTGCTGATCGGCGAGCTGCTCGCCACCGCGACGGCGGTGGTCGAGACGGCGACGAACCGGATGATCGTGCCGCGGCAGGTGGAGCTCGATCTTCCGGGCGGGTGCTGGTCGCGGTTCTGGCTGCCGTTTGCGCCGGTGATCGGCCTTGTGGGCGGCGCGGGATCGGAGATCGCGTGCCCGTTCAGCGAGCCTTCGATCGCGCGCGAGGCCGTCTCGGGGGCGACGATTGCGCTCGATGTCGGCTATGCGCCGGGCGCGGTGGTGCCGCCGCAGCTCGGCCAGGCGATCTTGATGCTGGCGATGGAATGGCACGAGGCGGGGATCACGGTCGAGGAAAGCTACACCGCGCCGGTGCTGAGCTTCGGGTTCCGGCGTCTGGTTGCGCAGATGCGCTATCGCCGCCCGCAGGTGGTGGCGTGATGGCGCGGCTCGACCGGCGCATTCAGTTCCGGCGCGCGGGGATCACGGACACGGGCTTCAGCGCGGAGCGGCGCTGGACCACGGCCGATCCGGCGGCGGATGATTTTGGCGCCCCGATCTGGGCCAGCCGCCGCGATGTCTCGGATGCCGAACGCGCGCTGGCGGGCTGGACCGAGGCGACGGTGGTGAGCCGCTTTGTTGTGGTCGCGACCCCCTTCACGCTTGCGATCCGGCCCGTCGACCGGCTCGTCGCGGGGGGGCGGGTCTATGAGATCACCGGCATCAAGGAGATCGGCGCGCGCCGGTTGGAGATCACGGCAGAAGCGAGGGTGGAGTGATGGCAAACAGCACGCGGCTCAGGATCGAGGGGCTCGCCGATCTCGAACGGGCGCTCGACAATCTGAGCAAGTCGGTCGGGCGCAGCGTGTTGCGCCGCTCCCTGCGCAAGGCGGCCGAGCCGATGGCGGAGCGGGCCCGCGCGCTTGCCCCGGTCAAGACCGGCAAGCTACGCGAGAGCATCAAGTTCGGGTCGCTTCTGAATGGCTCGCAGCGCAAGCTGCACCGCAAGCTCACGCTGGAAGAGCGCACGGCGATCGAGCTCTTTCTCGGGCCGTCTTACGTCAAGGGGAGCGGTGGTCGCGTTGGGCATCTCGTCGAGTTCGGCACCGCGCCGCACGGCAATGGCGGGCTGTTTGCGGGCACGCTGCATCCGGGCACGCCGCCGCGGCCCTTCATGCGCCCGGCCTTTGATGCCGAGGCGGGCCCGACGATCGCGCGGCTGAAGCCGATCCTCTGGGCCGAGATCGAGAAGGCGGCGGCGCGGGCGGCGCGCAAGGCCGCGCGCGCCGCGGCGAAGGGGAGGTGAGCGATGCAACAGGCTTTGCGCGCGCTTCTGGGCACGGTGATCAGCGCGGAAAAGATCGCCTGGGGGCGGCTGCCGCAGGGCACGGCGCTGCCCGCGGTGATCTTGCACCTGATCGGCCATGTGGACGGGATGACGATGCAGGGGCCCGATGGGCTCTGGCGGGGGCGGGTGCAGGTTGATTGCCATGCGCCTGGCTATGAGGAGGCAGACGCGCTGGCGCGTGCGGTGATCGCGCGGCTGCACGGATACCGGGGCGGGGGCTTCCGCGGGATCCTGCTCGCGGATCGGCGCGACGATGACGATGAACCGGGGGCGAGCGATCGCCCCTTTCGCGTTTCGATGGATTTTTTGACGAACTGGAGAGAAGGCAATGATTGAGGTTCCCTCGCAGGCCGATATCGGCTGGCAGGATGAGCTCTGGATCGGGCGCAGCGCGAATGACGTGGTGAGCTGGACGCAGATCCTGGGCGTCGAAGAGGTCGCGATGCCGGAAAAGACCCCCGACGACATCAGCACCACGCATATGCAATCGCCGGGGCGCTCGAAGGAGACCATGCCGGGCATGCTCGCGGCGGCGGACTGGTCGCAGGATCTGCAGTTCTGGCCGGAGCATCCGAGCCATATCCTGCTCGACGAGCTGGCGACGCTGACCGAGGCGGGCACGCGGGAAGATGTGCTGATCGCCTTTGTCGTGGGGGGCTTGCAGCGCAGCTATCGCGGCTACGTCAACACCTATATTCCCTCGGGCTCGGTCGGCGAGAAGCGCATGGTGTCGCTGGGTTGCAAGATCTTCGAGCGGATCACGCCGAACCCGACGCTGCCGCAGGAGGCGTGATCGATGGCAAATGCATTCAAGGGCGAGGTCGATCTCACGCATGAGGGCGCGCGCTATACGATGGTGCTCGACTTCAACGCGCTGTGCGACTTCGAGGGGGAGACGGGCAAGAATGCGCTCACCGAGCTCGAAGGGATGGAGGCGGGGAAGATCTCGGCCTCGGATCTGCGAGTGTTGATGTGGGCGGGGCTGCGCCAGCGCCATCCCGAGATGACGCTGCAACTGGCAGGCCAGATCCTGAGCACGAATGCCGATGCCGTGGCGCGCGCCTCGGCCGCGGCCGCGCCGGAGGTTGCCCCGGAGATCGCACGGGGAAACGTCAAACGCCCGGCCAAGGCCGCCCCGGGAAACGTCAAACGCCCGGCCAAAGCCGGGCGGGCGAAGCGGTAACGATCACGGGCCTGTTGCGGGATTACACCGCGGCGGGCTTCGACCCCGGCGCCTTCTGGGCGCTGACCCCGCGCCTTCTTCTAATCCACTTCGAGGGGGCGTCAAAGCGGCTGCAGCGCGAGCGCGAGCTCGTCTGGTTCGGGGCCATGCTGCCGCATCTGCAAAAGACAATCCCGCTCGAACGCTTCGTCGGCCTGCCGGAAGACCGGCACGACCGGGTGAAGCGGTTCCACGCGGCCTGGGACAGGATCGATCGGGCGCTCGCCCGTCACTGAGGGACATCCATGGCATCTTCTGTTATCGGCGCGCTCCGGGTGAACCTGGGGCTCGACGCGGCGCAATTCTCGAAGGGCCTCAAGGGGTCGCAGGGGACGCTCGCCAGCTTTGCCGCGCGGGCGGGGAAGATGGCGGGGGGCATTGCGGCCTCCATGCAATCGGCCTTTGTCGCGATGGGGCTTGGGGCGATCAATGCCGGTGCCGAGATCCAGCGCCTCTCGACGCTTGCAAACACCACGCCCGAGCAGTTCCAGGGCTGGGCCGCGGGGGCGAGAAGTGTCGGCATCGAAGAGGGCAAGCTCTCCGACATTTTGAAGGACACCAATGACCGGGTGGGCGACTTCCTGCAGACCGGCGGCGGCGAGATGGCCGACTTCTTCGAGAAGATCGCGCCCAAGGTCGGGGTGACGGCGGCGCAGTTCCGCAACCTCTCGGGGGCGGATGCGCTCCAGCTCTATGTCACCTCGCTGGAGACGGCGAAGCTCTCGCAGGCGGAGATGATCTATTATATGGAGGCGGTGGCCGATGAGGCCTCCGGGCTCCTGCCGCTTTTGCGCAATGGCGGCGCGGGCATGGCCGAATATGCGGCGATGGCCGAGCGGGTCGGCGCGGTGATGGACGGCAGCACCATTGCGTCCTTGAAGGCGGGCAAGGGGGCGCTCGCGCAGATGCAGCTCGCCTGGACGGGGCTGCAGAACACGATCGGCGCGATGGTCGTGCCCGCGCTGATGGCGGCGGCGGAAGCGGTGACGGCCGTGGCCTCCAGCCTGCGCGCGCATGCCGAGACGCTGATGACCATGATGCGCACGCTCGCCGGAACGGCGGCCGTGGTCGCGACGCTCTTTGCCGGGCGCTTTGCGATTGCGCTCGGCACCACGGCGGTGCGCGCGATCATCTCCGCTTCCGCGGCCGCGGCCACGTATCAGATGACGCTCGGGCGCACCACGCTCGCCTCGATCCTCGCGGCCAATGCCACGCGGGCGCTCGCGGGGGCCTTCACGCTGATGGGGCGGGCGCTGATCGCCACCGGGTTTGGCGCGCTCATTGTCGGGGCGGGCTGGCTCGTGGGCAAGTTCATGGCGCTCGTTGCGGCGGCGGGCGGGTTTGGCAAGGCGCTTTCGCTTCTGGGCGCGGTGGCCTCCGGGGTCTGGGACGGCATTGTCACCAGCGCCGGGGCGATCCCGGACGGGCTGGCCGCTGTCTGGGAGCGGATGAAGTCGGCCTTCTTCTGGGCGCTCTCCGAAATGGCATCGAAGTTCCATGATTTTGTCTGGGAGCTTTCTCAGGTCGAAGGGCTTAAATCAGCACTTGTTGGCGTGGTCGCGTCAGCAAGTGCTCTTTCCGGGAAGCTGGCCGAAGCCGGGGCTGAGGCTGGCGAGGCCGCGGACAAAATGGCACAGAGCGCCTCCTCGAAAGTGACGGCGGGCTTCGAGGCGGCAAGCGCGGCGGTGGGGAGGCTCGGCGCGGCGGTCACCGCGACGAACTCCGAGCTCACCACGCTGAACAATGGCGGCAGCGGGGGCGGATCTGGCGGCGGGGCCGCGGGCAAGCTCTCGGATCTGCAAAAGGTGCTCAAGGGGCTCAACGAGGATCTTGCGAAGCTGAAGGCGACGATGTTCGCCACCGGGACCGAGCGCACGATCTTCGACAAGCTGCGGGAGGCGGGCGTCTCCGCGGCCTCGGCGAGCGGCAGGCAGATCGCCGCGCTGGTGCAGCAGATCGACGGGATGCAGGCGCTGCAGGACGCCACCGACAGCTGGCGCCAGTCGATCACCGGCGCCTTCTCCTCCTTCCTGACCGGGGCGTCGAGCTTCAAGGAGGCGCTCGGCCAGATCATCGCCAAGCTGGGCGAGATGATGCTCAACGCGGCCTTCGACCGGCTCTTTGGAAGCACGGGGAACGGCTTTCTGGGCGGCATCCTCTCGAGCCTCGGGATCGGGGCCAATGCCAACGGCACCCCGAACTGGAAGGGCGGGCTCACCCGCATCAACGAACGCGGCGGCGAGATTGTCGATCTGCCGAGCGGCACGCGGATCATTCCGCATGATGTCTCCAGGCGCATGATGGAGCGCGAGGGCGGGGGCCTGGCGATGTCCGCCTCCGAGCTCACGATCAGCGATGACGGCAAGATCCTGGCGACGGTGCGGGCCGAGATGCGCGAGGGGCTCGCGCGCTTCGACCGGGCGCTGCCGCAGCGGGTGCAGTCGATCAACGCCAATCCGAGGAAACGCTGATGGCGCTGACCTTTCCTTATCCGCTGGCGTTTCTGAGCGCGCATATCAAGGAAACGCAGATCCCGCTTGCCCTGCGGCGTTTCGACGAGATGTCCGGCAATGGGCGCGGGCAGCTCTGGTCGGCGCGCCTTGCCACGCCACTCTGGACGGCGACGGTGCCGCTTGTGGCGCGCTCCTGGGCGGAGGCGCGCGAGGTGGATGCAAAGATCCTCGCGCTCGACGGCATGGCAAAAACCTTCCTCTGGACCGATCCGGTCTACCTGCCCGCGGCGGGCGGCGCGCCGGGCGATGGCGTGATCGTCGCCGCGATCGCGCAAGATCGCACCGCGCTTGCCCTCTCGGGGCTTGCCGCGGGCTATGCGGTCGCGATCGGTGACCGGCTCAGCATTGCGCATGGCGCGGGCCGGGTCTGGTTTGCGACCTTTGTCGAGGCGGGGGTGGCGGATGCTTCCGGCACGCTCGCCGCGCTCTCGGTCTATCCCTATCTGCCCTTCGGGGTGGCGACCGGCGATGCCGTCGAGATGGCGCGGCCGGTCTTCAAGGCGATGGTCGAGGACTACACCGGTTTTACGGCGATGCCCGGGTGTTACAGCCAGGGCGCCGCTCTCACCCTTCTGCAAAAGGTCTGACATGAGGATCCTGGACGCTTCGCTTGCGGCACGCCTTGCGGCGGCGCCGGAAGAGGGCATTGCGCCGGTTCATCTGGTGTGGATCGTTGCCCGTGATCGCGACACGGGGGCGGCCGCGCCGATGGGGTTCTGGTCCGGTGATGAGGATGTGACACTCGTGCTCACGGCGCCCGATGGCACTACGGCAAGCCGTCTTTACCTCGGCGGCTGCGGGCTTGCGGTCGAGGGGGTGGAGTATGTCGCCGATCTCACCGACACCCCGGTGACGGTCTCGCTGAGCCAGATTGCTGAGGCCGCACAAGAGCTCGTGCGCGGCCTCGATGTGCGGCTCGCCTATGTCGAGATCCATGCGACGACGATGACCGGCGGTGCGCTCACCTCGGCGCCGCAGCTGCAATGGGTGGGCATTGTGGACGAGGGGCCGGTCTCGACGCCCGCCGCGGGCGGCGAGGGCGGCATCGCGCTCTCGATCCGCTCCGAGATCATGACGCAGCTCGGGGCGGTGAACCCGGCAAAATCTTCGGACACGCATCAAAAGCGCCGCCTGAGCACAGATCGCTTTTGCGAATACGCCGGGGTGATCAAGGAGAAGAAAGACCCATGGTACAAGGGGTGACGCGTCGCGCCGATTGGCGCGCCCGGCTGCATGCCGAGATCGAGGCGCATCGGCGCGAGGGCTTTGCCTGGGGGCGCCGTGATTGTGCGCTCGGGCTCGCCGCGGGCGCGGTGCTGGCGATGACGGGCGAGGATCTCGCCGCCGCATGGCGGGGGCGGTACCGCTCGGCATCGGGTGCGGCTCGGGTGCTGCGCGCGGCCGGGTTTGACAGCCTCGGCGATGCGGTGGCGGCGGTGTTGCCGGAGATCCATCCGTCGCAGGCGCATGTCGGGGATATCGCGTTCCTCGATGAGGGCGAGATCGGCGCGCTCGGGATCGTCAACGGCGGCACGCTGATCGTTCTGGGCCTCGATGGCATCGGCCCGCGCGAGCGCGCGGCGGCGGTGCGCGCCTTCAAGGTCGGCTGACATATCATGAAAAAACTGCTCCTGCTCATCACGGCCGTTCTCGCGGCCGGGGCCGAGGCCGCGCAGGCCGGGCCTGCGGTGCCGCTGTTCACGGTCTTCGCGGGCGGCGTGGCCTATACCTTCGCGTTGCCCTCGCTCGTGGTCGGGCTTCTGGCCAATGCCGCGGCGACGGCACTGGCAAAGTCGTTCGCCAAAAAGCCCGGGATCGATGTCAGCCTGGAAACCGAATATGGTGACGCCACGCCGCTGGCCTTCACGGTCGGAACCTATGCGACGGCGGGGAAGCAGAAATATTCCGGCAGCTGGGGCCGCAATACGCGCTACCACGTCAGGGTGATCGAGATCTCGTGCCTGCCGCAGGGGCTTTCCGGCGTCTGGGTCGATGACGAAAAAGCCGCGTACCTCGCCGACGATTACGCCCATGCCTTCGTCAGCGAGAGCTGGACGCCGGGCGCCGTGCGCGATCTGGCCTGGCAGGCGAGCGCGACGCCGGGTGCGGGGCAGATCTACGTTGGCCACTCCCTCGCGACCTACCGCGACAATGCCGACAGCATCCAGCCGCGGATCTGGGTCAAGCACTATGACGGCACGCAGACCGAGGCCGATCCCTATCTGCTCTGGGCCTTTGGCGACGACCCGGATTACCCCTGGACGGCGGATCACATCGGCACCGGCAAGAGCTACGTCATCCTGACCACGCAATACGATGGCGACACGCTGACGAGCTATCCCAACTATCTTTGGGAGCCCGCGCCGCTCGCGATGTATGACCCGCGCAGCGATTCCACGGCGGGCGGCTCCGGGCCGATGCGCTGGGGGGACCGGTCGACCTATCTGCCGACGCAGAATGCCGCGGTCATCGCCTACAACATCGCCCGCGGGATCTGTCTCGGCGACGAATGGATCTTCGGCGGCAGAGATCTCGCGGCATGGCGCCTGCCGTTCGCGGAATGGGTCGCGGCGATGAATGCCTGTGGGGCTCCGGTGGCGCTATCGGGCGGCGGCACGGAGCAGGCCTGTCGCGCCGGGGCGGAGATCACCGTGGACATGGATCCGCGTGACGTGATCGATGAGATCGGGCATGCGGCGAACATGCGCTTTGCCGAGGTCGGCGGCATGCTCAAGCCCCTGGTGGACATTCCGGCCGCGGCGGTGCTGTCGATCACCGACGAGGACATCCTGATCACCGAGGGGCAGAGCTATCGCCCCTTCGTTGCGGTGAGCGAGACATTCAACGCGCTCTCGGCCACATACCCCGAGCCCGCCGAGAAATGGACGTCGAAAGATGCTCCGGAATATGTCGACGCGGATGCCACGGCGGATGATGGCGGGCGGTATCTGCCCACATCGGTGCGCTATAATGCGGCGCCCTATGCCCGTCAGGTGCAGCGCCTCATGCGGGCGCAAATGCGCGCTTACCGGCGCATGCGGCAGCACCAGTTCTATCTGCCGCCGATGGCCTATGCGCTTGAGCCGCTGGACATGATCAGCTGGACCTCGGCGCGCAACGGCTATGTGGCAAAACTGTTCATCGTCGAGCGGCTCCAGAAAACCGCCGGGATGTGCGTGGCCGTCACGCTGCGCGAGGTGGACCCGGACGATTACAGCTGGTCGAGCGACTATGAGCGGCCCTTCACCCCGATCGCCCCGGTCAATCCCGCCCCGCCGTCGCAGCCGGTGGACGGGTTTGCGGCAGTGGCGATCACGCTCGTGGATGGGGCTGGGCGCCCCCGGCGCCCGGCGATCCGGCTGAGCTGGGCGAGCGGGATCGCGGCCCGGGGGATCCGCTGGCAGCTGCGCCTCCAAGGCACGACGGAGGTCGCGTTGCGGGGCTCGACGCAGGATGTCAGCGCGGGCACCTATGTGATCGACGGCGTGCTGCCCGCGACAGATTATGAAGTGCGCGCCCGCCTGATCACCGGCTGGCCCACCGAATGGAGTGGGTGGATCGCCGTCACCACCGACGATGTGCGGGTGGGGGCGATCGACTTGGCCTACGAGGTGCAGGCGGCCATCGATGCGGCGCAGGCGCGGGCAGATGAGGCGGCCGCGGCGGCCGACGAGGTGCAGGGCAATCTGGACGCGGCCGTGGCGCCGCTGCGGGTCGATATCGACGCGGCGCAGGCCGAGCTGGAGGCGAT